TGGAAACATACGAACAAGCACAAGCAGATCCCGAAGTGCGAGCTTATACACAGAATCGTGACCTAGGCGATGGATACACTGAGGTAAAGTAATGATACTCTATGCCAATGGCGATAGTCATACTGCTCCATTGTGGAGTTACGCAGGCATTGTAGGAGAAAAACTTGGATTATCTGTTGTAAATCAAGCAATAGGTGGATCTAGCAATGCTAGTATCCTTCGTCGTACTAGAGACTATCTTGAAGTAAGTAAACCAGATTTTATAATCATTGGATGGAGCACTTGGGAACGTGAAGAGTGGCAACACAATGATCAGTTCTTCAATGTTAACAGTAGTGGACACGATGTACTACCAATAGAGCTACAAGATAGGTACAAACACTGGGTAGCCGAACAAACGTCTGACATGTTGTCTATTAAGTCTCAGCAATGGCATGAAGATATTTACAATTTTCATTTAGAATTAGAACAAAAAAATATAAAACATTTGTTTTTTAATTGCATGTATGATTTTGTTAGAAAAAGTAATAGTTACAACTGGAATAATCGGTATATAGATCCATATAATAAAGATAAAAGTTATTACTGGTACTTAAAAAATAATGGATTCAAGAGTGATGAATGGTACCATTATAAAGAAGATGGACATGTTGAATGGGCACAACTTTTAATCAACCATATCAAAGAAAATAAATTATTATGATACTATACACCAACGGAGATTCACACACTGCCGCAGCTGAATGTATTAATAGCCATGCGTTTGCAGAAGATGATCCAAAGTATTGGATGATGGGCAGAGTACCACATCCTGAAAATCTTGAACAAAGTTGGGGCAAGTTACTCAGCAATAGACTAAGTTGTGGATTCAAGTGTGAAGCAGAAAGTGCAAGTTCCAATGACAGAATTATTAGAACCACACGCAACTGGCTTGAAAAACAAGCAAAAGACATCTATAGAACACTTTATGTTATTCAATGGAGTACTTGGGAACGTGAAGAATGGCTGATAGATGGTGCATACTATCAGATAAATGGTAGTGGCATAGATGATGTTCCTGACAGCCATCAACAAAAATACAAAGAATATGTAGCAAACGTTGATTGGCAAACAAAGACAGATGAAGCACATGAACAAATTTGGCAGTTTCATTTAGAGCTAGAAGCACTAGGTGTAAAGCACATTTTCTTCAATGGCAATAACGATTTTAGTACCATTGAAGATAAGAAAGATTGGGGATCGAGTTATATACTTCCATACGATCCTAAGGGCACGTTTAATAGCATTGTAAGCAATCGCTGTTACACTGTATCGCCTACCAGCTATCACTATGGTTCAGACGGACATAGAATATGGGCACAATATATAACCAAGTACATAATAGGAGAAAAACTTGTTTAAAACACGAAAGATTAAGAAACAATTTGATACTATTAACAGAGTTGGATATAGCAACTTGATAGTAAGCGGATGTAGTTTTACTTTTAACAACCATGAGACAAGTGCCGCATCTTGGCCTTATTATCTAAGAGACATAGGTGGCTTTGATAAGGTGCAAGATTGCAGTATGCCAGGTGCTGGTAATAACCATATTGCAAACAGTTTACAATGGTGCTTAGAAACAGATCCTATTGATCCGGCAGATAGTTTAGTTATTGTGATGTGGAGTGGTGTAGATAGAGATGACTTGATTTGTCCTAAAGAACACCTTATACCATATCCTGAATTTAAATTTACAGATACAGTTAGTACTGGTATAACTGGTGGATTGTTAGGAAGTGGCAACACAACAACGTACTTAACAGACCTAGCACAACAAAAAACATCAGCGTCACGAAGTATCGAAAACTTTCTCTTAATAAATGGAATATATCACTATCTACATGCAAAAAAATACCAATTTTTGTTTTTAGATTTTTGTAAAGGATCGTCGGTAGTATCTGGGCGTACAAAGCATTTTGATATTACACCATATCTGCCAAAAAATATACAACAAACATACAAAAGAATGTTTACCAATCTTACTGATTTACATGAATGGGCTATTAGACATGACTTCCTTGAAGAAGATGATCTTCATTGTAATATACATGGACATTTAGATTGGACACGTAAGGTCTTACATCCTTACTTGGTTGACAATTATAGTATATAGTGTTATAATTAGTACATTATATACAAAAGGAATGGTATGAAGTATCTATTGATTGACACTGCTAATATGTTTTTTCGTGCTAGGCACGTTGCATTTCGTGCAACTGACCCATGGGAGAAAGTTGGCTATGCATTGCACATAAGCATGGCAGCTATTAACAAGGTAGCAAAGAAGTTTGACACTGATCATGTGGTGTTTTGTTTAGAAGGACGTAGTTGGCGTAAAGATCACTACAAGCCATACAAGGCAAATCGCACAGTAGCAAGAGCAGCACTTACAGAACGTGAGCAAGAAGAAGAAAAACTGTTCTGGGATACATTTGATGACTTTAATCAATACCTACGTGAAAAAACCAATTGTAGTGTGCTACGTGATGGTGCTGCAGAAGCGGATGATCTTATAGCACGTTGGATACATCTACATCCAGATGATGAACACACAATTATAAGTTCAGACAGTGACTTTTATCAGTTACTAACTGAGAATGTAAAACAGTTCAATGGTATTACAGATCAATTGATAACTGTTGAAGGTATATTTGATGCTAAAGGCAAGCCAGTAATTGATAAGAAAACAAAACTTCCTAAAGAAATTCCTAATCCTGAATGGTTGTTGTTTGAAAAGTGCATGAGAGGCGATAGCAGTGACAATGTGTTTAGTGCTTATCCTGGTGTACGTAAGAAAGGCACTAAGAACAAGGTAGGCTTGATAGAAGCATTTGAAGATAGATCCAGCAAAGGATATGCTTGGAACAACATGATGTTACAACGTTGGACGGATCATGAAGGCAAAGAACACAGAGTGTTAGACGACTACAACAGAAATAAACAGTTGATAGATCTTACACAACAACCTGAAGATATACAACAACGAGTTGATGGGTTCATATGTGACCAAGTAAGCAACAAAGATGTTGGACAAGTAGGATCAAAGTTCCTAAAATTTTGTGGTAAATACGAGTTGAATAGACTTAGTGAAAACGCAGAACAGTATGGACGTTGGTTAAACCAAACATACCAAGGAGTATTAAAGCATGAATGATACAATAGCAAAACCAATTGTCAATGGTAAGTTTTGGGTCATAAAACAAAACGATCAAAAAATTGGTTCAGTCGAAAAAGACAATCAAGGATACTTTGTTACTACAAAACAAGGTAATGCACGTTTTAAAACTATTAAAAGTCTACGTGATGTAACTAAGATAAACTTTGAAGAAGATGCTGAAAGAATCAAGTATCCAGAGAATCAAGTAAACGACTTCCCAACAGATTGCAAACCATACAATGGCGTATGGGATATCAATCAAAGGTTACCAATCTACACACAAGAAAAGAAAAGTAAAAGTTGGTATGCCGCTGGTTACTACATGGTAACAATCAATAGAAAAACCAAAGTTATGTACTGTCCAAAGTTGATCATATTAGATAGATATGGTTATGTTGGACCAGTTAGAGAACCAGATGGATTCTACTACAAGTGAGTGGTTTGTATATACGAAAGTTTATTGACAGGGTTGCACAATGTGATGCAACCAATGCACAGGACTTTGTTTGGAACATGCAGGATGCAAAAAACTTGCATGGTGACATTACCAAGATGTTGCTGGACATAGAACTACTTCAAAAACACAATGCCACTGAACAACCTACTGAAATTGAAGTTGACGGCGGAACTTGGTGATTAACTAAGCAGTTAACCAATTATCTACGCAGTTTATCATAAATAACTGTGGAGATAATGAACATGGCAAGACCAAAACCACAAATATTAGTTGAAGTAACAGACAAAGTAACCTATAAAACCGAGCAGGTGTTAGCTAGTGATGGAATATGGGCAGTGTACTTTGAAGCAAAACCAATCAATCTAAAAACATCAAACATGCTTGTACAGTACCCAGGTCCTAAGTATAAGAAAGTAAGTTTTTCAAACCCAGGGCATGCAATCAGCCTAGCAAAAAAACTTAATACACAATTTAAGACTGACAAATTTACTGTGGTATTACTCAGTAAAGGTCAAATTATTTACAAAGATGCGGGATAAGAACAAACTTACACGTCGTATTATCGGGCTTATAGAAGAAGATCGTCCTGAATATAAAACGGCTTTACACTCATGGTGGTTTAACACACGTGAACAAGGCGGTATGCGTCTAACAAGTACTGGATTCAATATATTAAAAAAACTAAAGTTTGAATATTGGGACTTTCAACTACCTGATAACTTTGCACGAAAAAACAAACGTATCATACTAGGCTTAGATCGTAAACTACAGTTTCCCTACTACTACGGACAAAAACGTTTGAGTTTCTTTGGTTCGCAAGAAGCAATGATGGCAAATCTCACAGGCGACTTGGAATCATGGCTTGCTAATAACTTCTGATATAGTTCTTGCTATAGTAGTGTGTCCTTGTATAAGTGGATGACCTCCGGGACCTTTATCAAAACCTTCACACATTTCAACCAGTGTGCCTATATAGTTGTTGCAGTAACTGATATCCACGTCCCACGGCCCTATGAAGTAGTTCTTACAACTGATGTAGGTTTCTAACATTTTTACCTGTGTGTGAAATTTGTCCAGTGCCCAAGTATCGTCCCAGTCAACAAAATGTCGAGGAGTTTTTGTAGGAGTAAAGTGTTCTCCGTTGCGTTCAAATCTAGTAGGTGTTGTAAAAGCAACAATCATCAACTGTGGATTATATTCGTCGATGGCATTGACAGCAGTTCGCACAATAAAGTCATTGCTGGCACCAGGTTGTGCTAGATTAACACAATTCATACCAAGTCGAGTAGCCAATTGATAGGGCCATGCGAACTCTGTATTGCTTAATTCTGTGCCATATGTGAAACTATCGCCTATTGTTAATAACATTCAAATACCTGTTGACATTTTGTGATAACGTGTTATAATGTAATTATAATAAAACAACAAAGGCGTGAATTAATGCACCTACATATTAAAGACGTTTCTCTCTATACTAAAGTCACCAGCAGATTAAAAAATGGACGACACTATCATAACTTTCAAGAAGAGCGAGCAGGCTTACAATTACAACAATTTACTGTACAAAAAACTGCACAAGAACACAGTTTGCAAAACAAAGAAACAATACTTGCCCGTGCAAAACATTTGGGTATACCCACAGTAATCTTACACTCAGAAGGTATGCAGTTTGTTGGACAGTCTAACATTACAACGCAACAAATACTAACTGATACACAAATTGATGGACTCAATGAGGGGGCTAGCAACCATTGGAATAGTGCAAGATGGAATGTGATTGACAACGATGAAGGTTATCAGGTGCTGGACTTCTACACTAACTATGATATGAATCTTGTGCTAAATGCAGACGCAGGCTTTTATGTGGACGGTGTAAAAGTAAAAAATAGATATGATCAAATTAACAAACTTTGGAGTTATGGTT